GCAAATAGAACGCTACCGACATTTTCCTTCCATCCTTTTGAACAATGCAATCATGCGGCATCTATCGGATATTATTCAAAAGCAACAGAGTAAGGATAAGGAAGGTAAGTCGGTATTACTCACAGGCAAGGAAATAAACTTTCTTCAATGGTTTGCTTTGAACAGTAACTTGACCAAGCAAGAATACGGAGAGAGGAAAGATATTTCTATGTTTGACGCAGAGGCAGAGATACAGAAAGTTAAGGGTATCTTAGAGGAAAAGACCACTAAGGAACTTCCTCCAATTCCTAAATGATATGGTCGGATATTACTATGCGAAAGCGAAATACTACTTCAAGGACATGTATGCTGAACCCTTTGAAATGTCATTGGGCCAACAGCATATCTTTCGTCTAATCTACGAGAAAAACATTTTAAGGGTAGTCATCAAGGCAATCACACAATACGGAAAGAAAATAAGTGATGATACTCCTGTTTTAACAACAATAGGATGGAAGAATCATGGTGAATTATTAGTTGGAGATAAAGTATTTTCACCCGAAGGCAAACCAATACAAGTTAAAAATGTGATGAATGATGGTATTGATATAGATTATGAAGTTGAATTTTCAAATGGAGAAAAAATAAAATGTCATGGTCAACATGAATGGTTGGTATCTCCATTAAATTCAAGAAGAAGTAAAAATCCCTGGCGGGTTTTAGAAACACAGGCAATATTAAAGTATTATAAAAGAGGAAATCAGAATTCATATCTTTTGCCAGTAATAAGACCGCTAGAGTTTTCTGTTAAAAATCTTCCAATCGATCCTTATACTTTTGGAGTTTGGTTAGGTGATGGTACAACTGGACAACCTATTATAACTAATCATCCACAGGATGAAGTTATTTTAAAAAAGATTCCGTATAAAATTTCATCTAAAAGTATTCATAAAACTACTGGAGTTGTAACTGTCCGTTATTACAAAAATAGTATTGGTCAATATTTTAAAAAACTTGGTAAAAAATATATTCCTGATGAGTATAAGTTTTCCTCTGTTAACCAAAGGCTTGAATTACTCGCAGGGTTGATTGATACCGATGGTTCGGTTAATAAGCAAAAAAGAGAAAAAAACTGGCGAAATGGAAGAGTGTATATTATTAATTCTAACAAACAGCTTATTGATGATACTTGTGAATTGGTTCGTGGATTAGGGATGAGGGTAAGTATTACGAAAGTTGATGCTTGTTTATCTTCAAGCAATATTCAAGGAAGGAAGGATATATATTATGTTGGTTTTCAACCCTGTTTAAATATTCCGACTGTTATTCCAAGAAAAAAAATCTTTCCCATTATAAAGAAAAAGCACATTACGATAAAAGGATATAAAAGGATTAATCCTGTTAGAGGTAAGTGTATACAAGTAGAGGGTGGTATGTATTTAGTAGGCAAGACTCTTATTCCTACCCATAATTCAGAAGTTGCTTCAATGGCGCTTCTTTGCATAGCGATTGAGAGGCGAGAGAAAATCCTCATTATTGCTCCATCAGAAAAACAGGCTGGAATTATCATGGGTAAAATTATTGACCACCTTTTCGACCATCCGTTTATCACAGCCATGATTGAATACGAACAAGGTAGTTTGGAAAGGTTGAAAGAGGAAAAGTCAAAGAGGCGTATTACCTTTGTCAATGGGTCAGAGATAATGATTTTAACAGCCGATTCGAGAAGCGTGCAAAGGGAAGCGAAAAGTCTTATGGGATTTGGGGCAACAATCGTTTTGGTTGATGAAAGTAGCCTTATCCCCGATACAATGTTTAATAAGATTTTGAGAATGGTCGGAGGCGTTCACAAGGAAGGGCATGAGTATAGCGGTAAGCTAATTCAGCTAGGTAATCCTTTTGAAAGCAACCATTTCGGAAGGGCGTTTGACAGTAAGAGGTATCAGTCATTGACGATTGATTGGCGTGTCGCCTTAAAGGAAGACAGGGTAACACAGGAGTTCTTGGATGAGGCAAGGGAGGATATGTCGGAATTAGACTGGTTGATTTTTTATGAGTGTAAGTTTCCAGAAGGCGGGGCAGAGGACGCATTGATACCTAGATCATGGATTGAACTTGCGGTTAATCAAGAAGGTTGCGAGGGTAATGGTAAGGGAAGCGGTCTTGATGTGGCAAGGTTCGGCAGAGATAAGACTGTTTATATTTTTCGTAAGGGTGGAAAGGTTGAACGGGTAGAGATAACAGAAAAGATGGATACGATGGAAGTAACGGGCTGGGTAATTCCTTTCTTGGAAAGGGATAGGCCGGATATGCACTGCACCGATGTAGTCGGTATTGGTTCAGGAGTTCACGATAGGCTTGATGAAATACAAGGCAATTTAGAGGTAGAAGATGAGGCAAAGGATTGGTCAGATTGTGAACTCTATCCGATTAATGTAGGCGAAGGCGCTATTGACCTGAAAAGTAAAAAGGAGTTTTATAATCTTAGGGCACAGATACATTGGTATTTGAGAGGGTTGTTTAAGCCCGATGAAAGAACAGGGCATAGTCAAATCTCAATTCCGAACGACCCTGAATTAAAGAAACAACTTGGAGAATTACGGTACAAGTGGTCGAGTGAAAGAAAAAGGAAAATGGAAAGTAAGGATGAAATGAAAAAGCGGTTGGGTTATTCACCAGATAAAGCAGACGCCTTGGCGTTAGCCTTTTGGAACCCTGAACAAGCGGAAACAGAACCTCAACTATTTATTTCCAGTTATTCATAAACATTGTATAGGGCAAAGAAAAGTTTTTCGACTTTACCTTATTCAGATAGAGAATTATTCTTAATTAAAGAATTGAAACGATTAAATCATAGGGGATCATTTATTGCTACCGTAGGAGGATGAGGAGATTTGCTTTTGTTTGATTAATTGATGAAAGATTGCAATGACACCGATTAGCAATAGGCTATCTGTAACATTTCCTGCGGCACTAGATAAGACAAAATTAATAAACCCATCAACAATAACCTCTTCTTCATGTCCGAATAAACCTACACTAGCTATTGCCACTCGATAGATAGTTAATCTAAAAATGGTTATCCATATTCCGAACATTAGAAACGCTAGCGCATACTTCCTGTTTTCTAGGGCTATTTGGGAAGTTGCCGCTCCAAAGAAAAGTATAAAAAATCTAATGACAATATTAAGCATGTCCATAGTATTTATTTTGACCCTGCGGTTAGCATTTTGATTATGACTTCTTTTAGGACTTTGGTGAGATTGTTGCCTTTTACTGATCTGATTAAGGCGATATAGAGGATTTGATTAAGAAGACCAATTAAGATAGAGAGTTCAATAGCACGATCAAAAACTATAGCTAGTAATCCTCCCAAAGCACCCGACAAGAAAGTTCCCCACAAACCAGCGATAAAATTAATTCGTCCTTTTTGTTCGTTTCTACTGCTGAAAAGATACCAAGCGTAACTTACGATACCTCCGGCGAAGCCAAAGAAGAAGAAATCGTCAACGTATGAGTTTGGTATGATCTGAATTAGCTGTGACTGTTCGAGTAATCTCCACATAAATCAATGATATCACAGTAGTTTACAGGGAAGTCAAGGGAAGAAATCCATAGGTATTGTAATTTTCTTCTATGAAGTGTTAAGATTTGATAGTATGGTAAAAATTAAGCAGAAACTTGATCCTCCAGCATTAGGGCCGTCTTATGTTGTTAATCTTCCGCAACCAGCCGCCAGAAATGCTGTTGAGTATCTGAAAGCGTATATCGGATATATTTATACTGCTACTGGGGCAATTGCTCAAGAGGTCGCTTCGGTTGATCTTCATCTTTACAAAGCTACCTACACTAGAGATGGTATTAAGACACAGGAGATTTATGAACATCCGGCAATCTCTATCCTTGACTACATGAATTCCTTTGCCACTTTCTATGATGTGGTTGAGGCAACATCAATCTATGGGGAATTATTGGGTGAGGCATTTTGGATAGTATTGAGGGATGGTAAAGGTATTCCGAGAGAGATTTGGCCTGTCCGACCTGACTGGATAAAGATTATTCCTTCACCTACGGAAGTCATTGACCATTATGTTTATTATGCTGGGGGAGTAATCTCCGACAAGGTTGACATTCCAAAAGAGAACGTAATTCCATTTAAGTATTTCAATCCGATGAACCCGTATAGAGGCAAGGGAACAGTTCAAGCCGCCGCATTACCTTTTGACATTCTGAACTTCGCACAGGAATATAACCGTAACTTCTTTTTCAATTCAGCAATTCCTTCCATGGTTTTTTCCTCTGACCAAAAGATCAGTGAGCAATCTGTTAAGAGGTTTCTCAATCAATGGCAACAGTCTTTTGGTGGCAGGAGTAAATCAAACAAGGTTGCTTTCTTAGGGCAGGGATTGAAAGTAGATAAGGCTTCTTTTGGGGCAAAGGAATTGGATTTTGCTAACCAGATGAAAGCCCTGCGTGATGATGTGCTGGCAGTATTTAAAGTGCCAAAGACTGTTTTGGGTTTGACTGAAGATGTGAATAAGGCGAATGCCCAAGCAACAACAATGGCTTTTATGGAGCGTGTTGTTACTCCAAGGATGATTAGGTTAGTCAATACGCTTAACGAGTTCTACCTGCCAATGTTTAACGGAAAAGATAATACTTTATTCTTTGACTTCACTGATCCTTCTCCCGAGGATATGGATATGAAGTTAAAGAAA